TAGTGCCGCTTGCCGCTCCGCTGCTGCATGTACCAGCGCCACCGCTGACTGATAGAGGAGCGGCTTCAGCGGTACCGGTGCCGCCTGAGATGTAAACGTAGAGCTTCGTGTCGGTCGCATCCAGGCCGGACGGGCACGGAGTGAGCGTAACGGTCGTGAGGCCGGGCGAGATTGAACCGCCTGGCGTCTGAATCCAGAAGTAGTCTGATATGCGGTAGCGCGTGGACGCGCCGGAACAGTCGCGCCAGCCCCATTGACCCGCGCCGTCGGTCGAAAGGCATTGGTTCGATGTGCCATCGGCGGCGGGGAGCGCCCAGACGGTATTTGCCGCCACGGATTGCGGCGCCTTGATGCCGACGTAGTTTGTCCCGTTCGTGCGCCGCTCCTGCATCCGCAGTTCGCCCGTAGCGCTTCCGGCGCTTTGGGTGATGGTGAGAGGCGTCTGTGACTGCCCGAACGCCGCCAGGGCGGCCAGGGCGCAAAGGATGAGGGGTTTATTCATAGAGAACCGAATAGGGCGCGCATACCGCCCACCACTTACCGTCAGCACGCCCGCGGAACTGGAAGCACGTCACCGAGCCATTTTTTCCAGGGAGCGTAGAACCGAAATTTGTATTGAAATCGGAATCGAAGCTGATCGTGTACGGCCCAGCTCCCTGCGTCACGTAGATGGTCATCAGGTCGGCCGCCGTGGGCGTGTACGGGCTAGCGATGGTGGTATTGGCCGTCAGCGTAATTTCGATGGGCGTTGAACTGCCGCCAGTGCCGGTCGAGCCGCCGGCCACAAACGAGCCCGTGGCACCGCCGCCAGACGAGCCGCCCGCGATGGCCTTCCAGAACTCGACCGCGCCGCCCAGCCGGTTTGTGCTGATGGCTTTGACGGTGAACTGCAACCACTGCCCATAGACATCGCGGAGGGAAACTTCGCGGATGAGATACGTTCCGCTGGAGACGTTGAAGTAGCTATTAGCGATGGTCTGAAGTTGCCCAGGCCGCAATGTGTGGCATGTCGCCTCTACTTGCTGGTCGGTTTCGTAGGTGATCTCCACCGCGTTGTTTTTGCGCGCGGAAACCAGCGTCAAGCCTTCGACGCTGGCCTGTTGCTGTCCAATGCCGGGGCGGTCAAACGGCAGCGCATAGATGCCGCTGTTGCCTTCGAGCGTGGCGGTGGCGGAGATGTCGCCAGAGTCTTCCTCAGAGATTGTGTTTGCGCCGAACTTGCGATAAACCACGCGCAACGTATCGGCCGCCGTGAGCACGGTTTCGTCGGAATCCTGCCGAATGTAGACCTTGCCGATTTCGTAGTAGTAGGCCCGGTCGGAGTCGGTCAGCCACTGGGCAAACTCTTTGTCCTCGCCGTTCACCTGGATGCGCACGATTTGCCCGACGGGGTTGGCGAGGGACCATTTGACGGTGGAGCCGTCGCCAGTGAAGGATTCGTCCTCGTAACCGATTTGCTCGATATCCACGTTGACGAGCGCGGAGTTGCATTTGTCCTCGCGCGTGGTGCGCACGCGGATGTTGCGGTAGTTGCCGCTGGTGTTGTTGATCGAAAACGGCGCCGTTGCATACGTGCGCGGCTTGAAAAATAGATCGCGCTCCTCGTCGATCCACCACACATAATTCGAGGCATCTGCCAGGGCGGCGATGGCTTCAGAGACGGACGTTCCGGCGTCAAAAATGACGGTATCCACCACGGCGCCGCTGTCGATGTTGGCGGTGCCAATTGGCTCGGATGTGGCCGCGTCGGTCAGCAACGCTGAGACGATCAGCCCGGCCCGGTTGGTGACGAGAATTTGGTCGAGCGTGCCGGCGTCCGTGATATTGACCGCGGTGCCACCGCTGGTGAGGGAAAGCTGCAGCGCCGCGCCGCTGGCGGAGATCACGAAGTATTCGACGGTGGCTGACAGCCCGCCCGGAACCGTGCCGTTGGCGTGCGCCTTGACGCGCACTTTGTCGCCGTTGCTGAGGCTATGCGCCACCGTGCAGGTCAGCGTGTCCGTGCCCGCGTTCGCCGTGTACTCAAAGTTCCGCTCATAGATCAGCGGGCGCCCGGCGCTGGTGGAATAGCAGAAACGCCGGTCTAGGTACTGTTCCCATGACACGGCGCGGATGGCATAATAGCGCCCGGTCGGGTTGGCTTCCGTAATCGAAAATTCGTCCACTTCGTCCACTGAGCCAGCCCATAGTTTCGTCGCTCCCTCGAATAGTTCGAGGTCTTTGCCGACGACCGGGCGATAGCTGCCGTCTTCGCTGATAACCGTCACACTCAGCCCGGCGCGGGAGCCGAGCGAGTAGGACATGTCGAGCGTGCCCTGCTTCGCGGAGACGGTGGTACCGTCGATTTTTACGATGGGGGTGGGCAAGGGTTAGCCGCGTGGGATGACGCCGTACTGCTTCAGGGTCCGAGTGATTTCTTCGAGCGCGGCTTTCGGGTCGCCGCCGTTCAGGTTGATGACGACCGACGCGCCGCCGCCCGCCACCGCACCACGGCCCAGAAGGTCGTAGATGCCCAGGTTGGTCTTCCACATGTCGTCTAGCTTGGCCATCAGATGGCCTTCGCGCATCCATTCATCGGCGCGGAGGTTGGCTAGGTCGTTGGCAATCTGGAGTGTGTGCTTCGCGATGATATCGAGCGCCTTGTTCATGGCCATCATCTGGAAATTACCGATCACACCGGAAATTGCCGAGACGACGGAACCGACGGCCCCGACGACGGCGGTCAAGCTGCCGCTGGCGGCAGACGCCGCGCCACCGATGCCACCAGCAGCACCGCCAATTCCGCCCGCCGCAGAACCAGCCGCGCTCGCCACGCTCCCGCCTGCGCTTCCGGCTGCGGGTCCACCGGCCCCGCCGAACACCTTGCCCATCAGCCCGCCAACGTCAAACAGCTTGTCCGTCAGCTTTTTAAGCGCGCCTTCGATGAGCAGCCGCGTGATGGACTGCGCGGCCTGTTTGGCCACGTTGGTCAGCATGTCGCCCAGCTTGCCGCCTTTGAAAATTATGTCGGTGATGCCGCGGGAGAGGTCCGTGGCAACGGTGGAAATCTGCTGGTAGGCGGCTTTGCCGACCTTGCCCAGCTCCTTCATTTTTTGCTTTTGGGCTTCGAGTTGCTCCCGCGTCATCATGCCAGTCGGCCCGATATTCGGGAAGGCTTTACCCATGCCGGGGAAATCCGACGAACGGCCCACATTGCCCGGATCGGTTGGAAGGCCAGGGAACCCAACCGGGCGGCCGATGGCCTGCACTGCAGCCGTCGAATTTGCCAGCTTGTCGAGTTCTTGCCGATACAGCATCGTAGCGAGAGCCATCTGCTCCATCGGGTCTTTGTGAGTCTCTAGCGTCTTCCCGATCAAGGTTCCCGCAATGGAATACTCGTACATCACGTCCTTTGCCTTACTAACAGCGGCCTTGACGCGCTCAAGAGACTCGACGTAAACCAGTGAGTTTTTAGACAGTTGCCCGTTTTGGTCGAGCATCACCGTATTGACTTTGATTAGATTCGACGCCGCTTCCGCTGTCTTCTTGTGGGCATCGGCCACGCCAGCCAACTTTGGAATCAAATCTCCTGCCGCGCCGTTGAAGTTCTTCATGTCGGCGGCCAGCTTGATGTTTTGCGCGCCCTGCTCTATGGTCCGCTGGTTGAGGTTGGCAATCGCGGAATCCATTTCCTTCGACCGTCCGGTGGCTGCGGCCGTGGCGGTGTTGATGGCCTCCAGCGCGGCTTTGAACAGCCCAAAGCCAGGAAGCATAGCCGCGTCAGACAGAACGCGGATGGCGTCGTATGCTCGCTTGATATTGCCAGACAGGTCCGGAAACTTCCCGGACAGGTCGACGATTACGGCGCGGAAGAACTCCACGTTCTTTTTTGCGTCAGAACACGCCCCGGTCAGCCGTTCAAACTGATAGCCGGTTTCCTTGAGCTTTTCGTAGATCAGCAGTGCTTCATCTACCGATTTCAGCCCGAGCGCCAGCGTCCCAAGCGCAGCACCAAAGGTAGCGCCAGTGATCCCGGCTTTATTCAAAACGCCAGCAAGGAGCGCTGCTTTTTCCGCAAGCGTACCCAGTACAGCCACGACCAACGGCGCGGCCGTAGCAACTGCCGTAAGCCCGAGCGCCCAATCCTGCGTAGGTTGCGGCAAATCACGGAACGCCGTAGCCAATGCCTTCGCCTTCTCAATGCCAGGCGTCAGGAAGTCATCGAGCACACGCTGGGCGATTGGGAGGAGTGTCTTCCCAAACTCGGCCGCCGCGTCCTTCGCGGCCGTCTGAATGTTCTCCCAGGAGTTCTTAAACGTGTTCCCCGCGCGCTCGCCCTTTGCCAGTTCGTCGGTGATGATCTGGATAAACTTCTGCGACGAAATCCCCATTCGCTCAAACGTTTTTGCGGGGTCGCCCAGCGCTTCGGCGCCAAACTTTTCCTTGATGATAGCGGCGAGTTGCGGGATGCGCTCGATGATCGGGTCGAGGTTCTCTTTCGTCACCTTGCCGACGGCGCCCAGTTGGGATAACTGCCGGATGACCTCGTTGAAGTCCTCGCGCCCGCCACCGACTACAGCCAGCGCGTTGCCAAGTTCGGCCATAATGCGCCGCGATTCGTTCGCGGAATTGCCGAGGATTTGGAGGCGGATCGTGCCCTTTACGGCCTCTTCCAGCCCCAGGCCCGGCAGCTTCGCCACGTCGCGCAGTTTCGCCATTTCGGTCGCCGTGGCTTCGCTCGTTTTCATTACGGCCTTCAGGCCCATGGTGAGCGATTCCATATCGGAACCGGCCTTGATGGCGGCGGCGCCGGCGGCGATCAGCGGCGCGGAAAAGCCAATGGATAGCGCGGTGCCCGCCGCCGTGACGTCGGACGCGAACCGCTTCACTTTGTTCAGCGAGCGGTCTACCTGCTTGTCGAAATCGTTGGTGCTCGCGCCAATGCGCACAATGAGATTTGAGAGAATTGGCATGATTTACCGGCGTCGGGGTGGCGTGTTCGGTGGCGTAGACGACTTCGCGGCCTTGTCCATCTCCGCGTTTTTGATGCGCAGGTAGGCGGCCCATTCGGTCATCTCCGAGGAGGACATCCGCGTGCTGAGTTCGCACACGGGCATATGGAGGAGTTCAGCGAGCGCGAATAGGCTTAAGCGCTCGCCTGTGAGTTTTTTTCAAGCTCTTCGGCGGCGTCTTTGAGGATGCCGGACAGCTTGAGAATCTTCTCACCGATCAGCTCGACGGCCGCGGCCGATTTCGTCACGAGCATGTCCACGTGGGCACGCTCGAAGATTGGATTATCGTTTTCGGGGTCAAGCGTACACGCGATCACAGCGCGAACGGTCGCTAGGCGCGTCTGGTTTTGGGCATCTTTCACGAAGTCCACACGTTCGCCCGCGTTAAACTCGCGCACGCGGACCGTCTCGTCCCATTGGGGGACGAACAGGTCTTCAGTCTTCAGTTTGGCCGCTAATACGCGGTCCAGGATCTTGCTCATTGGGCTCCTTTGCCGTGATCGTGATAGTTCCGGGAAGGTTCAGCACCCACCCGTTCTTGAAGTCGATTTCCGCGCCGTCGCGCTCGACGCGGTTGATTTCGGACGCGGGCACGACGAGCGCCCGCGCCTGTTTGTCGTAGTGCATTACGTGGTCGAGAAGTCCACTTCGCCGTGAAGCGCGAAAGAGACGTTTTCCTTGATGAGTTCGTTTTCGCCCGACGTGATTCCAGCGCTCGACATATGCCCGGCCGCCATAAAGCGATCATTTCCGGCGAGGTTCGTGTACAGGTAGAGCACGTAGTAGCTGCCGAGGTTCGTGTTGGCGAAGTAGGCGTTATTGTAGAAGCGCTGGAAGGAAATCGAGCCTGACTTCATAACTAACGTCCGCTCTTTCCACGCGTCGCCGAACGTCTGCGACTCCTCGGTGATGACCTCGGAATCATAGGACCACTCAAACGCCTGCGCGGCCTGCGCCAGCGTCAGGTATTCGGCGGTGATCGTGATAGTTCCGCCGGCGGTGTACCCATTCGTAAGGGTGATCTTCCCCGATGACCAGCCAATTTGATAGTTGGCCTTCGGCACGGTCGAGACGCCATCGAGCACGGTCACGGCCGCGTTGGGATTGATCGCCCGTTTCGCCGTGTCTGTGATCTGGTAGACGCCGCCACCGAGGGAGGTTACTGCCTCCCCCGTCATGGCGGTGCCCGATCCGGTGGCGATGTAGATATCGGCTGCGTTTCCTGCGAGTACGGCCATGATGGCTCCTTAGGTGTAGGACAGCGCGCCGGTGCCGGTGAAGGTGTAGGAGGCGGTGATGATG